ATGATCGCTGAAATCAAGGCGCGGCTCGTTGAAATGTCCGGCTTCCTTGTCCCGTCCGGGGTCATCCTCATGTGGGGCGGTTCGGCGGATACCATCCCGAGGGGGTGGGCTCTCTGTGACGGCACGAACGGGACGCCGGACTTGCTCGATCGGTTCGTGGTGGCAAGCGGAAGGAACTACCCGCAAGGCTCGAAGGGCGGGGCGGAATCGGCAACGCCGGACGTGAGCACCGGGACGGCCAAGACGGGGATCAGCCTTGCCGATGCCGCGCCAGGGGGCACGGCGGGAAGCTCGGGAACCGGAATCGGCATCCAGAACGCCGCCCTCAATATCTGGACCGGGGCGGCCGGGACGGGGATCGGCATCCAGGGGACGACGCTGGACGGGAATACACTCCCGAACCACAACCACTCAATTACGACATGCGCGGACAATGGCAGTAGCACGAACTATCCGATGGGGCCTGGTGATACGCAACGTACCCAAACCAACTGGACTAATGCTACAGGCAATTCATGGGGCCACGCCCACGGCGTATCAGACCCCGGGCACGCCCACACAGTCGGCTCAAGCGAGCACGCGCATGGGGTATCCGATCCCGGGCACGCCCACGCGGTGGCGACCGAGGCCCATAACCACGCGCTCACGGACGGCGGGCACAGCCATACGGTCACGGCAAAGGCGATCGGCACGGTGCCCCCGTACTATGCGCTGTGCTTCATCCAAAAACTTTAGGGCATGAAGATGTTTGACGCATGGAACGCCGTTGATTTTTCCCCTTCCGATACCCTGAGCGGGATCGGGGATTCCCTGATGCCCGCCGTTGAGGGGCTTGTCTCTGACGTACAGGCCGGGGCGGGGAAGCTGACGGAGCTTGCTGAGAAAGTCCCGAACGCCGTCCCGGACGTATCCGCGCTGGCGGGCATGGCCGACGAGCTGCGCGGGCGGCTCGCCGGGCTTATGACTGGCAGCGTGTCCGTTTTGTGCGTCCATCCGTGGCAGCAGGGCGTCGGGGACAGGAAAGGCGACTATGCGTGGCTCACCCCGGAGAACGCCCTTGCCTCCCTTTCCGCCCGGTGCGTCCCGGCCTGCCTGACGGGGGACGCGCCGCAAGGGGGCGCCGCGCTGGTGCTCGTCGTGACCGCTCCGGATCTTTCCGCGTTTATGGATGCGCTCGGCGCGTTCAACGGCGTTTTTCCGCTCCGTGAGCTGGAGCAGGCCGGACGCCGGGCCGCGGCCCTTGCAACGCTGGAGCTGGACAAGTTCGTCATCCCGAAAGCCCCGTGCTTCCCGCCGTGGGAATGGCTCACCCCGGGCACGCCGTCCACGGGGGCGGCTTTCGAGCAGGTGACGGGAACGGTGCTGGCCCGGATGGAGGCGGCCAAGGCCGCGGCAACGGCTCCGCTGGATGCCCTCAAACAGGCCGGGGAACGTCTGCAGACGCAACTCGGCGCGGCCGTGAAGAAGATCGACGCCCTCAAGCAGGCCATGCAGGGCACGAACGCAAGCTGGTTCGGGGCGTACCTGTCCGGCGATCTGGGCGAGCTTTCGCGGGACTTGTCGCTCATCGCGCCCCCGGCCAACGCCGCACACAAACTCACGGCGGCCTTGCTGTTCGTCGGGAGCGCCCCTCAACTCGCGTACTTTCAGGAGACGTTCTTACCCATGATCACGATGCGCCTAGACGACTATAAAGTCCCGGGGTTCGGCTTGCGGGTGTCCGGTTCGTTCACGTTGAAGAAACAGGACGCCAGCGGCGACACCAGTTCAACCACCAAGGCGGAGAAGGGCATCAAGGCAAAGACGCTCACGGTCACGACGCAGATCCGCTATAAGGATGAATCGGATCTGCGCGAGCTGATCCGCGTCTCGGAAGCCAAGGGCGGCAGCGGGGCCAAGGTCTACACCATCGCCAACACCACGGCCAACGCCGCGGGCATCCGGCAGGTGGTCTTTTCGGATCGGGTGTCATGGGATGAGCAGGAGGGCCGGAAGTGCTGGAACGTCCAGTTCACGCTGGCGGAACACAAGTCCGTCCCGGAACGCGCCGAGGCCCGGGAGAAGGCCAAGCCAACCAGCACCGGGCAGAACAATGGGGCGGCGGTGGCGGCTGCATCCGGGGATGCTGGAATGGAGGAACTCGGCGGTTTTTGGGCGTGGCTCAAGGGAAGGGATAATTTTATCGGAGCGTATGACTCCTCTTCCGATTCCGAAACGGCGGACCCCAAATAAAACGCCCCGCGTCGGTAGGGCGCGGGGCGTCTGGTGGGCTTTTTTAGGGGAGGTTACGCGAGGACTTCAAGGGGCTGCGCTTCAAGTTCCTTCACGATCTCGCAAGCCAGCCTTCCGGCGGTGGAGACGCACTTGTCCGTGAGGTGGCCGAGCCATTCGAGGGCAAGCCGCTGTTCCGCGTCGCTGGCGGCGGCAAGGGCGTTCATCACGGGCGGCACAAGGGCGAGATCGCGGGTATAGCCGTCCAGCAGGGCGGGCAGGATGCGCCGCTTGGAACCCCGCGTTGCATCGGCGAATTGCCCCAACGTCTCGGATGCGTCCTCCGCCATGTCGCTGAGTGTGCGGAGCGAAGCCTGAATGAAGTTCCGGGGCATGGGGTCGGCCAGCAGATCGCACAGGCCGCACAGTTCGGAAAGTTCGGCGGACAGGGACGAGAGGCGGGACAGCAGAGGGGCTGAAAGCGTGTGTGACATGGGAAACTCCAACGATTTAGTAGTGAGGCATTGGATATGAGAAATGCCGGGTCTCAACTACCGCGTTGGACGGCTGCTCTTATTCCCCTTGCGGGTGTTGTATTGGGAGCTATCGGCCCGGCAAAAATGCTGCGAAGAAAGGGCAATACTGCCCAAAAAGAAACCCAGCGGATGCCGGGCAGAGCGCGCATAGTTTAAAACAGCGGCGCGGACACTGCCAACGAGATAGTGAAATGAGTATTACCGGGACGGCCCGGAAGAGTCAAGGAAGGTATCCATGAAGATCAGAAAACGCCTTGCCACCCCTTCCGGCGATCTGCCACTCGTTTATGAGGACGTGCGGCTGGAGCTTTCCGCGCCGGGGCGGGCCGTGTTTCAGGTGGTGAGCAAAGAGCCCGTTTCCGGGTTCGTCGCGTTCGCTATGGGCTATGCCGTGAACGGCCGGGACGCCCTTGTCTTCGCCGGGTATGTCGAACGCTGCACGACGATGGACGGGAGCCAGCAAAGGCTCATGTGCCGCGAGATCGCCGCGAAGCTCGACACTCCGATCCCGCTTGCTATGCGCCACCCGACGCTGCGGGAAGTGCTGGCGGCCTATGCGGACAAGACGGGCTTGCGTTTCATCCTTCCGGAACGGCCCTACGCCGACACCAAGATCCCGGCCTTTGACACGTTCGGGACTGGCCTTGACGGGCTGGCCAACATCGGCCGCGCCTTTCAGATTCCCGATTACGTCTGGCAGACGCAGGGGGATGGAAAAATCTTTGTGGGGAGCTGGCAGGACTCGCGCTGGCCGGAACGCCCGGTCGAAATCCCGCAGGCGGTATTTTCCCGGGCTTTGGCCACCGGGGGCAAGGTCATGACCTTGATCCCGTCCATGCGTCCCGGGTGCGTCGTCAACGGGGACAGGGTGCGGACGGTACGTTTTTCCGGGCATGAAATGACGCTCGGCATGGAGGCGGAGGCATGAGGGAGGCTATCAGGCGGGCCGTCAAAGGGCTTTTCCCGGAACTCGGCGCGGGGCTGCACCTTGACCGCTACGCCCGGGTGCTGGCCGTGGCCGATGCGCCGGGGCAGGGCGCGGCCTCGGAACGTTTCCGCCCGCGCTATGCCGTGGACATCCAGATACTCACGGCGGACGGGGAGCCCGATCCGGCCTTCCCGACCTACACGGCGGTCCCCCTTCCCGTGCCGACCGGGGCGGGGCAGGAGAAAGGCTTTTTCAGCTTCCCGGAACCAGGCGCGCAGGTCGTGGTCGGGTTCGCCTACGGAAGGCCGGATCATCCGATCATCCGGCAAACCTATCCCCTCGGCGTGTCGCTTCCCGAGGTGGCGCAGGGCGAACAGCTCTGGCAGAGCACGCCCGCCGTCTACCAGCGGGCGGACGCTGGCGGCAACTGGACGCGGGCGACGGAGGCGAAGATCGAGGACGCCAGCCGGGAGCGCGTGGTCCGGGCCCAGACGTCCGCGGACGAACTCGGCACGGAAACGCGGACCATCCGGGAGCACTCCAAGGAAAGCGTGGGCGGCATCAAACAGATCGAGGCCACAACCTTGTCGCTTGTGGGCGGGCTGCGGGCGGATCTCGGCTCGCTCGGCAACGTCAACATGACCGCGGGCGCGCATTCGACCATCACAACGGGCAAGGCCCGCACGGACACCACGGGCGGCGACTTCGCCGAGGATGTGGGCGGGAACCGCACGGCGAAGGTTGCGGGCAACGCCGGGGATGAAGTAGCCGGCGCAAGGAACCGGAAGATCGGCGGCGACGAAACCACAACCGTCTCCGGGGCGAGCACGGAGAAGGTAGGCGGCGCGAAAACGGTCACGGCGGCGCAAATGACCTTCAATTCCGAGTCGACCATCGGCTTCAACGCGGGAGGCGGGGACGGCGGCGGGACGTCCGTATTCAGGGAATTTCTCGGTTTCTGTGACGAGGTGCTGGCGGCGCTGGATGTCCTCGCCGCCCATGACCACCCCGACGCGGGAACCATCAACCAGGGCGGCAGCGTGTCCGGGCACCGGGCCGCGGCCGGGCAACATAGGGAGAAGCTGGGGCAGATTACGACATGAGGAACGACTTGCCGGAAATCCGCTGCGGGCATTGCGGAAAGCTGCTTGCCCGCGGCCTCGCCGTTGACCTTGAAATCCGATGCCCCCGTTGCGGGGCGGACAACCACGTGAGGGCCGCGAGCCCCGACCGTGAGCGCCAAGAGTGCCGGAAACAGGGGCACACTTGCGAGACGTCACTGTAGGGAGCCTTTTTTCAGGGGCGGGGCTGTGCGACCTCGGGCTGGAATGGGCCGGGATGAAGCACCGTTTTTTCTGTGAAGTGGATCCTTTTTGCCGTTCGATATTGCGGAGGCACTGGCCGGGCATCCCCATATATGAGGATGTCCGGGAGCTGCGGGGGGCGGATCTGCCCCCGGTCGATGTATTGTGCGGGGGGTTCCCATGCCAGGACGTGAGCCTGGCGGGGAAACGGAAAGGGATTGCGAAAGGGACACGGAGCGGGTTGTGGCATGAATACGCGAGACTCATTGAAGAAATCAGGCCGGGGTATGTCATCATTGAAAACGTGCCGGGGCTGCTCGCCGCAGGGGTTGAGGCAGTCCTGCAGGATCTGGCCGCGGTCGGGTATGATGCGGAGTGGGAAGTGCTTCCCGCAGCCGCGGTCGGCGCCCCGCATCGGCGCGAGCGGGTTTTCCTTGTTGCCTACCCCAACGGTCATAAGCGTGACCCAGAGCATGGGGTTTTATCTTCGCTCGCCGGAAGTCTGGGAGAAGGCGACCAACCTTGGCGCGTGGCTCCTTGGTTGGGAGTACGGATTGACCGGGCGCGCCGCGCGTCCATCCGGGAGGCATATGGTGGATGTGTCCTTCGCCGAGTGGATGATGGGCGTCCCGCAAGGTTGGACGGCCCCGCAGGAGTAAGGCCCCTTCCCCGTGAGCTTGTCCCGGTGTGGGTGCGCAGGCTGAAAGCCCTTGGAAACGCGATCACTCCCCAACAGGCGTATGCCGTAGCCGCCTGCATCATGCGGGCGGAGGGGCTTCCGGTTCGGGAACGTCCGGACAGATAAGATTGCTTGAGCGCCCCGGGCGCCAGACGAGAGGGCCGAGAGCCCCGCATCAAGAGGATTCATGAAGCCCTTTTTTGAAGACCCCGCGCTGACCTTGTACCAAGGGGATGCGCTGGCCGTTTTGCAGTCCTTTCCCCCTCATTGCGTGGATGCCGTGATTACCGATCCGCCCTATTCAAGCGGCGGGCTCATGCTTTCCGCACGCCAGGCCGATCCCGCGGTCAAGTATCAGAACAACGGGACAGTGAAGACATACCCGCCGATGTTCGGGGACAACCGGGATCAGCGCTCGTTCATCATGTGGGCTACGTTGTGGCTTGCCGAGTGCTGGCGCGTGGCCAGGGACGGATCGCCCCTGCTCATGTTTTCGGACTGGCGGCAGCTTCCCGCCATGACTGACGCTGTACAGGCGGCGGGCTGGACGTGGCGGGGCGTCGTGGTCTGGCACAAGCGGACCGGGCGGCCGCTGCGCGGGGAGTTCCGCAGGGAGGCCGAGTTTGTGATCTTCGCCAGCAAGGGACGGCTGGGCTACCGCGGCCCCCGGTGCCTGCCCGGGCTGTACGCGCATACGGTGGACCACAAGAAAAAGAACCACCTGACGAGCAAGCCCGTTGAGCTCCTGCGGGAACTTATGGAAGTGGTCCCGGAAGGCGGGACGGTGCTGGACCCCTTCATCGGCGGCGGGAGCACGGCTGAAGCGGCACGGGATACGGGCCGAACGTGTATCGGAGTCGAACTTTCCCCGGATTATGCGGCGATTACGGCCCAAAGAGTGGCAAGCTGA